AGTCCAAGTAACAGTATTAAAACTATCTTCTAAAGTAGGTTCTACTGTAGTAGGGTCAGCAGCAAATGCCATATAGATAAAAGAAACAGAAGAATCATTGAATAAAGCAGAATTAAAACTAAATCCGTTTACTAAAAAATCTATTCCGTTTAAATTTGCTTCTATATCACTTGAATTTGCTTTTAACTCTAAATCTCTTGGATTGCTTTGTGTTCTTTTGTTGTCAAAAATCCACCAATCTCCTGTACCGCTTGTTATTTTAATCATCACAAAAGCAGGTTCAAATCCTGTTACAATTGGATTACCACTTGCCCCTGTACCAACATACGAACCAAAAGAAGAAAAGCCTTCTACTTCTGCGAAACAGTAGGCTATGAATTTATCCGTATTAGCATTAACATCCCCACTTGCTCCAACATAAAAAACATTTTCAGTAGGAGTTGTACTTAGAAAAATAGCTGCGTCACTTGAAGCCGCATCGGTTGTGTTTAGCTTTAAATTTTGACCAGCCCCTATTGCTGAATGATAAACCCTCCAGTTTCTGCCTACTGTTCTATCTTTAATAATAATTACATCAGGAGCTATTCCCAATCCGTGACCGATAGTATTATTTACATCAGTACCTGTATAACTAACAATACTAAACCCTGCTTCTGTATTAGCAGATACTTGACTTGTTATTGTACCGTCTGTGTTTTCTGCTGCATCACCTCCTGCTTTAAAGTTCCAAGAAACCATATTATCTCCACCGCCACTTGTAGAATTAAATGCAGTATAAGAACCAAGAGTAAAACCATTAGGGTCAAAAGAAACCAATCCATTTGTTATGTTTTGTTCTTCTATTGTTTGGTTAGAACTTAAAGATTTTTGCGCCCCTCTTACTGAATCTGTTAGCCAATGAGACTCTCCATTTACTGTTCTGCATTTTATCCAAGTAAAATCAGGTTGAAATCCTACCGATGTTATAGGGTTAGTTGAAGCATTACCACTATAAACAACAGTATTAAAATGCTCACTTGGTACAATAGTAGGTGTACAATATTCTTCTGTGTATAACGCTTCTACTTCGTAAGGTCTTAATGCTCTATTGAATATTCTTACTTGGTCTAACGAGCCATTAAAATAACCTTCTGAACCACCAGCATATCTACCAATATGTAAATCATAAAACCAAACGGCGCTTGTCATATAGTATGTGCCAACAGAAGCATTTGTAATTACTATTGTTCCATCAATATACATATTGACAGTACCTCCTGATGCTCTTGTAACCACAGCGTGATGCCAATTTCCGTCAGCATAAATTGAAGAAGGTGATGTTAGTATTGTTGCATTATCAACTCCATTTCCCTCTCCATACGTTATCGCTCCTGCGTTTATTTTTATACGAAATCCATTAGTTGTATAACCAGCTTTTGTATCAAATAAAAATAAATTTGATGAAGAAGTTGTTTTAAACCAAAAAGAAAAAGAAAAATCTAAAGAAGCAGGTATTTTTGCATTAGTATCTATATAACCACTACTCCCATTAAACACCCCTGCTTGACCAAACTGTCCTGCACCATAAGTAACATTTGAAGCAGTACCGTCATAGTTTCCGCTCTCGTCTGTAGCATCTCCATTTAATTGATATAAAGCAACACCACCTCCATCTGGAAATGGGTTGTATAAATCTACTGTATTAGTGCAACCACCGCCACCGCCTGCATCATTACTTTTTATTAGTCTATTATTCATACTATTCAGTTAATGGTTCAACTTCATCTAAACTTGGCTGCGGATAAAATGCGTGTGTGTATCTTAGTACTTCTTCTACGGTTGTTAATGCGTTAATTTCTGTTTCAAATGTATCTGACTTTGTTACTATGTCAAGTCTTTCGTCTTTTATTTCTTGTGGTATCTCAACTGCTCTTTCAGAAAGTCTTGTAACATACCAATCAGTAGGAGATAATAATTTACCTGCTTCTGTTTTAATAGCTGAAATCTTACTTGCTTTTAACTCTGCAATATCGTAGTTAGGTTTTGTTTCAATAACATTTCCTTCCTCGTCTAATACATCGTGAGTACCCTCCAAGTCAATAGCAACTACTTTATAAGTAAATGCTTTTTTCTTTTTATCAAAAAACATAGCAGAAAGCCTTTCACTAATCTTGTCATATTGCGGTGTAACTACATCGTAGAAACCAAACTCTGTAGGGTCAGCTACTTTTCTAAAGTTTAAGTGTAAACCACTTTCGTCCTCCCATACATTAGGAAGCCTTCTAAATGTTTTAATATTTCCGTTAATTTCTTTTGCTTTCATATCTACTTTTTTATTGTGCTTTAGAAACAGACAGCCAATAATCTCCATTGGCTACTGCTACGATTTGTATTAAGTTGGAAACAGTACCGTCATAAGTACCCGCTATTTGTTTGGTTCCTACGGGAAAAGAAGGTACGAAAGAACCTGTTACTATTAAATCTTTTACCATCCCAATATTAGCGTTGCTAAATGAAAAAGCGGTATCAGCCGTCATCGTAGCAGTAAATATTTGTTTAGAAGCAAAGTCTAAAGTTGCCGTTCCGCTTACATTTCCTTGTGCATCTGTTGTTGTAAATTCAGCTCCTAATTTAGCATAACTAATTACATCGTCTGCAATAGTCAATGCGGTTGCTCCTGTTACATCCCCTGTATGGGTTGCATTAGGTGCAGAGTTAGTTAATGTGAAACTTGGATATGTTCCACTAACTGCAATATCTCCGCCATCTGCTAAAGATACTGTTTGGTCTGGTGCGGTATTTGTAACCGTTACATCACCTGTTGCTGAACTTACAGAAACCCCTGTTCCAGCTACTATTGAATTTACTTCGCCTTGACTTTCGTCTGTGTAAAGTTCTGTAAAGTTAGATTGCACCTTTGTGAACGCATCAAACAAGGTGTCTCCTTGTCCTTGATTCGCTGGGCCAATATTAATGTCTTGTTGTGCCATTTATTTGTTTTTTATCTGTTAAAGTTGTGTTCTATCTGTTGTTAAATATGTTGTGTCTGTTCTATAAGCCGTTGAGTCTACTGATATTCTGAATGTAACCCAACAAGTTGGAGATGCTATGTCGTTTATTGCGTTAGTACTCCATAAAGTATCGGCTCCAAAAGAGCCGTCTTGTTCCATTTCACAATATATCTTTCCCCAATTTATTATGTTTGACATTCTTTTCTATTTGTTTTAAGTAAGCTTCTAACTTTATTATATTACTCTTTTTAGGCTTATATGTTTTAATTTCCTTTTGTTCCATTACAGTACCCAAGAATGAAAGTTTACATCACGATCTGGATACATTTCACCATTAGTAGATTCGTTATATTCAGGATAATCCTGGCTATAGAATCCCATATAGTCCACAAACCTACGAGTATAAAACTCTGCGGTTTCTGTTACTCTATTCAACATAGAATTTAACTCCTCAACAGATATAGTTTCTGCATTCTCACTTCTATGTTTAAATACACCACCATTACTAACTTGATACATAGCAAAGGGCAAATAAGCACTTTGCGTAAACCAAACAAGCATAGGTTTGATGTATATATCAATCAAATTCTTATACTTAAGGTTCCCAGCATCATTAATCTCATTAGATATTACTAAAGCTTGCAACTTGTTGTATAATTTACCTCCTAAGTAATTCTGTATGTGAGTATCTTGTGCTACTTCAATAAATTGTATTAATTTATCAGCATCAACATTCCCATCAATGATTGATTTTCTTTTTAAGTCGTTTATTGTTATAAAAAGTGCCTTTTCTGCCATATTTACTTAGTTTTAGGATATGCACCTCTATTCGGCATATCAGTAGGTCTTACTGGTACTTCTTTAGGGTTTGTAGGTTCGTTAAAACCATCTTTTACAGCATCTGATGCTTCTACTTCCGTATCAGCACTTACTTTCTTCTTGTAAACCCTTCTTTCCCAGAAATGGTGGCAATTTACTCCTCCTTTAAACTTAAATAAAGAGTAATTTTGACCATTGTGACCTAATTCTTTGTTTAATCCTCTGAACGACATCTGTGAGATGTCTTCTTTTCTAAATACAATCTCTTTCTTAGTCAAAGACTCTAATTGCTTGCAGAATTTACGGCTATTTGCAGACTCTCTAACAGGAGAATAAGCATATCTAACCTTATACCCTGAATTGTCTTGAGAAGAGCGTGCAGATGCCTTAGAATCGCTCTCTGTAACTGCTAATGCTGTTAAATCAAACTCTTCATTGTCGTTAGTCACTTCTTCAGAGTGTACAAGTTCCCAATCAGAGCTAACTACCTCTCCCATCTCTTCTAACTGAGCATATAAATCATCACCCTCATCATCAGAGAAGTCTAATTTAGCCTGGGAAGATAATTTCTCCCCAGTCTCTTCTTCTTTTCTAACTTTAGTGGATATATTTTCTAACTCTGTAAACTCTATTGGTTGTAATGTTACGAAGTATAGGTTTAAGAAGATGCTATTGAAATTAAGTATCTCTTCCAAGCCATCTAAAATAGCTTGTTGGAATGGTCTAATAACAATATTATCCATAAGGATAGAAGCGGTTCTTAATTCTTCTGCATTGTTACCAAAACCAGTATTGTCCTTAATACCTAAAAGGATTGGAGATACAATACCGTGACCAAGCATTATCTTTTCTCTACTCTCATCAGCTAAGAACTGATACTGAGCGTGAGCATCTGGTAAATGTATTGGCTCTAAGTCAGCCTTTGTTTCAGCAGACTCATTGAAGGTAAGAATAAACTTACCAGCATTAGAAGAGCCACTAAACTTATCCATTATCTTTCTTTCAATTAACTCTTGAGTTTCCTCATTAGGAACACCATTATTAAAGTTAATCAATAAAGATGGCTGTAAGCCATTCTTTATGTTGTTTATGTGGTAGTTAGATACTTCTTCTTCAAGTGAGCAGTACTGAAGACAGCCATTGTAATCTACAGGAGCATAGTAATAGAATCCAGATCTGTAAGGCTTAAATACATAAAGCTCTATTTGGTCTGATTTACTACCGCATCCAAAAGTAGGTATTCTTTTAGGGTTATCAGAAGGCTTTATATCAGCCCACTTAGGATGATAGTAGTAAGCACTAATCTTTCCATCTTTAGCCTTCTCAGCTCTCAATGTTTCCATTGGGAAGTGTAGTACTTTTACTATACTTGTCTTTTGTTTGTTATACACTACTTGAATTGCAGCTTGACCAAGCATCTTATAGTCATTAGCGACCCTCTTAATCTCTCTTGATTTAAGAAGCATCTTCATTTTAGTGTACATCTCTGGCTTAATAGCAGAGTCCGTGGCTTCAAGGCCACGACCATATATCATATCAACAATACCATTAATACAACGAGCATTGGTAGGACTACCTAAATACTTGTCTATTAAGTTATCAAAGTAGTCATTATCTTCGCCATATTGAACCCAATCTTTACCATAAACCTCCTTAACAGTTGGTGTTTGGTATCCAGATAAGTTTACGATCCTTGTAGAACCCTGCACTTTCTGTTTTGGCTGTATTGTTACGTTTCTGTGTTTCATATTATAATACTATATATTCATCATCACCATTACCAACGTATTCATTGTATTTGTTAGTATTTATAGTGTGAACAATCTCGTCATCAGTTTGGCTTGTTACATAAGCCTTATCTCTGTAAAATAAAGAGCCTCCTTTTGTGAACTCTAAATAATATGCGTTTTCCTCAGATAGTATACTAAATGCAATATCCATATATACAAAATTACTATTGCTATCTGGAATTGTCGCTTCAATATCTGTAATAGTCTCAGAATTGTTTGTGCCATCCTCTGTTATTGTCAAACTAACATTAGTAAATGATGCAGCTACAGTTGGAAATTCCCTTGGAATAACTGCAATTGTTTGAGCATCTGTACTTGGTAGTAATCTTATCATAATATGATAACTGAAAAGTATGTTTTTTGTTTTAAATAGAAAAGGGAGGGCTTTCGCCCTCCCCCTTTCTGTGTTTAAGAGTACTGTGTTTAAGAACCAGCTACTACAGTAAATCCAACTGCTGTAGGAGTATCTCCTAAGAAGTTAGCAGGAACTCTTTCCATTCCTGTCAATGTAAGTGTGTATCCACTTAATTCATTCATTGCACCACCAGTAACGATAGTACCTCCAGTTACATCCATTCCGTGTTCTAATCCAGCTAAGAAGTAGTTTCCGTTGTAATCTTCAACGATAACTTGTGGTCTTCCGTAAGCTAATAATTTTAACTCGTTGTGGTCAGCTATAGATAGCTTCTTTAGAGTAATTTCTAATACTTGCTCAAAAGCAGTAGTACCAGTAGCTCTATCTGATTGGATGTTTTGTGTGAATGTTGAAGTTCCTTTAATGTCATATTTATATGCACTTGGAGTTCCAGCAATCGCATCAATAACATCAGTATTGGTAACATCATAAGTGATGGCACCTAAGTCCCCGAAGTTTACAAAGTAAATAGCGTTTAAACCACCTACTGAATCTTTACAAGGCTCAATTCTTCCTAATGATAAATCGCAGGCCATATGTTTTTATATTTTATAGATTAATTAAAAAAAGGGTAGGCAGGCTTTACGGCTTACCTACCCTTTTGTTTTTATTTAAGTGTTACTTATGCAGGAGTATAAAGAACGATGTCAGAACCGATTCCGTATTGTACACCAGCTGTCAGCCTCATTACGATTCTCACATTCTGAGATCCGTCAATATCCGCCATATCAATAACTTTTACTTCGTTGTGATCAGATAATAAACCTGTACCAAAGTATAAGTTAGATTTTTCAGCAGCTACGATGTAGTTGCTTCCAAGTCCGTTAGCAACAAAGATTTTAACTCCGTCAAAAGAAAGAGAACCGTTGTTCCACCATTGAGTACCTTGTGCGTTTGTACCAGCAGCACCTAATCCAGAAGCTCCGAATCCACCTAATGCTCTAACGTAAGCTCTTGCTACGTTTTGAGATACATATAAGTATAAGTCTTCTTTTCCGTATAATGTAGCAGGGATAGCATCAACAACTTTTCCTAACTCAGCAATTACGTTAGCAGCAGTAACAGTAGTACCTACTACGTCAGTTACATCTCCGTCAGCAGTCATTAAAGTTACTAATCCGTCAAACTCACCAGCAGTAGCGTTAGTACCAGACCAGATGTTAGTTTCGTTCTTTTGTGCTACTTTAGCAGCAACGTGAGCGATTAAGAAATCAGCAAATGATGGAGGTAAGCTATCAAAAGCAGAAACTCCCATTTGTACAGCCTCCCAGTCAGAACGGAAGTCTTTCTTACATAATTGTAAGTTAACTTGGAACTCCTCTGGTTGGATGATTCTTTCAGTTAATGTAACAGTTGATGTTGGATCAAAGTCACAAGTTGCGTTTTTAAGTACATCGTCAGTAGCAATCTTTTTGATTACTTCTTTGTACTTGATGTTTGGTTTTACTTCAATTCCACCATTTTCAATGGTAGAAGCAGATAATAATGCAGCAGAAATATATTTTCCAGCAAATTCACCTGCGTAAGTAGTAGTGATAGATGTGTTAGTTGGCATTGTTTTATTGTTTAGAGATTTTTGATAATACTAAGTCAAATGTAGTAGCGGCTCTTTTTTGAGCATACAAGTTTAAATTTCTTGAACCAACCACTTCCTCTGGAGAGTGAGTTAATTCTTTTACTTCTTCTTGAGCAGATAACTCAGTAG